AGCAGCTACTTCAGCTTCAGCTTCTTCAGCTTCTTCTGCTTTAACTGGTGGTTTAGCCTTAGCCTTTTTATCATCTTCTTCAGGCTTTGCCTTGGCTTCGTCTTCTTCGTCCTTTTTGACTTTGTTGACAGTCTTCTTTTTCATCGTCGTCATTGCTTCGACAATGGTATCAAAAGTAGCGTCATCAAACTCTTCGTAAGAAGCGAGTGTTTCTTCAGCTTCTTCAGCTTCCAAACCAAGGTCAAGAAGTGCAGCCTTGCGAGCTTCAGTCTTCTTTTCCTTCTTCATTTTCTTAAGTTCTTCCATTCTTTCTTTGAACTCATTATCTTTGGCTTCCAAAGATTCTTGAAGTTCTGTGATGGATGTTTCTTTTTCTGCCACGCTTAATTCAAGAGCTTTTACAGCTTCTTCTTTTTCGGCAACAGTTGCTTCGAGCTTTGCGAGCGATTCTTCTGCTTCTTTTGAAGTAGCCTCTTCGATCTTGACGCGAAGTGTATTATTCTCTTCTTTAGCAGATGCTAGCTCACTACGAACATCGGCAAGCTGCTTCTCTAAAAGATTAATATCAGACATGTTATTATCTCCTTCAGGAAAACTAGTTAAAATATTTGTGTTAGTTAGAGAGAAAGCTCTGCTAGAATCAAGTATTATACTTCTTGGGTTGGCTGGTTTAGATACAAGACCTTTACCAGAAAACGAAATATCTCTTAATGATCTACCAATTTTATAGCCTTCATATTCTCCATTACCACCATAGGCGCGTAAATGCTTTGTTAAAAATGCAGAACCCTCATTACGTTCAAGGAATTTTGCATCACCTTGCGAATTTAATAGTGCATAGTCAAACCCAGCGAATAAACATTCCATAGAAACAAACCATTTGCCTTCTTGAATTTCAGCAATGATTTGATCCATGCGCTGTCTATTTTCTGGATCTGTCCAGCTATTATACAACACAGCCTCAGTGATAATATCGAAATCATCCGGCTGAGTATCGTCATCTATCCTGTCGCCGTTTCTATCGACAACATAGCTCCCAGTTATATGTCCAATGATATCGTTCTCATTGTGCATAAGATTGAATTGTTTGTCTTCTGGTGTGCTTCTAGCAGCCCAAGTTGCGGCTGAGTCGAACACATCATCATTCTTATTCCATCCTGTGGAAACAAGAACGGACTTTAAGTAGAATAGGTCAACCTGTTTTGGATTGCCACTATCTGCTTTTATTTTTTCTGCGATGGCTATCTGATTTTCTTCGCTTTGCTCGCACAGACTAGCTGGCATACAGTAGGCGATACTGGCGTTGGTTTGTACAACGTCAGCAATACCATCTTTAATTTCTTGTTCGTATATTTTCATATATCTCCCTCATCAACATTATACACAAAATGTGAAAAAATTTATGTATTAGCCGATTTGACGCTCCACGAAAAGACCCAATATACATGCTCTATAATTATCTATAGTCATGGTGTCTATGCTTATATTGTTAGTTTTAAGGTCATTTGTAAAATCTGATGGCGTTCTGGCTCCAGATTTAATCTTAGCATATACCGTATTTTCGTCTACAGTGTCATCAATTTCTAAGTTCGTAAAGACATCCAACTTAAGCTGCTCTAGATCTTTGACTTGAGCTTTAGTAAGCTGTCTGAGGTTCTTTTTGGAGTTAGATTTTAGATATGCATTAGTAACAATATCTGAAACAATATGCCAAGCTTTTTCAGACCATACTATCATGTCAGCTACTCCGGGTTTAGATTTTGGAGTTTCTACACGTTTCTTTCTTGGTTTCTTGTCTCTGCTAAACATTGGTCTACCATCGACATCTTTAAGATCCTTCATTTTAACATCAGTCAACTTATCTTCTTGAGGTTTTTCCTCTTGAGGACTTGGTGTATCTGAAGGTTCTGTATCAACAGATTCTTTCTCTTGCGGAGGAGCAGGAGGATGGAACGGACCAGCTTTGTCTGGACCGCTAGTATCGCGTCTAGCAAGTTCTCTTTTAATTCTAATATTTTCTATCTGAGGAATTTCTTTGAATCGCTCAAGCAATGTTTCGTGACTAATAATATCTCTATCAGCAAGCTGAATAAGTAGATTCTTTTCAGCAGCTTCGTCAGATAGAGTCATCTGATCAAACTGAATATGAGCCTTATATCTGAAGCCCATAGCCTTTCTGACAATCTCTAGCTCTTTTTCCCAAAACTTCGACAGTAGATCTCTACCATACTGAAGTCTTTCTAGTAATGTTTTTAGTGAAATAAAGTTATTAGTAAATCCTCCACCATTGCCAGCCATTCCAGTAAGAGTGGGAGGAACGCCTAGACCAGCATATATACTGTTAAGAACAGACGTATACTTTTCTGAGCCTAAGAACTTATGGACATCAGTGCTAGATTCTTGAAATGAAAGCTCTGGACCCCATACGAGTTCCATAGTTCCACCGCCCACATTACTAGCCAATATATCTCTTAATTTATTAATAGCAGATTTATTAGGTAGAATCTTATGATCTAAACTACCAATGGTCCACAATCTAATATTAGATATAGCTCCATCTAATGCTGATAGATCTGCGAGTCTCATTTTCTCAAGCATGATAATATCATCTAAAATAGCATAGATCATGGGATTCGCCCACTGCTTCCAATCGTCTTTCTTATAATAGAAAATTCCTAGTCTTTCAGGATCGAGAGGAATGTCTCGTTCACCACGAAGCAAGCTTTGCTTGATCGCTGGAGGTAAGGTTTCTAAAACATGATTTGGAATATCGCCAGCTTTAAATTTATCAAAGAAAGAATGTGTTGTAAGAGTATAATTCTGTTTTCCCATAAATAGAGAAACTTCGCCGTCCTTCATCTTTACGGTCAAGGGGTTAAAGAAATTGTATCTCCAAGGTATCTCGTCTTTCTTAGCGTCTGGAATTTCAACCTTTATATCAGAAGACAAAGCCTTCATGTAATTCTTAAGCTCTGGCGTGATCTTCGCATAGCTTCTGTGTACAATCACATTTCCTGTTTTATATAGATTGTTTAGGAATCGTTCTGATCTTTCTTTGCCATTTACATTTTTAAACCACTGATGATAGAACTTTTCCACACTCTTGTCTCTGTGGACAATCTGTATACCCTGACTTCCAAAGTCACCCATAAGATCAATAATATTTCTAATAATCCCAACCTTGTCGTAAGCATCCATGCACATCTTGATAATACGTCTTTGCTGGTTTGGTACAGCTTCGTCAGGACGAAATGCGTAATAGTCTTTAGGGCTGAATCCGGGCTTGACAGATCTGTTTGGCTCAATATCAATGAAGTTTCTATAGTGAGTACCCTGAGATTTACTTAGACCAGAGTAAGAATCAACGCTTTCTGAAAATTTAGACAAAGCCTCTGCCTTGCTGTTAAAATCGTCATCTTCCCAAGTTATCATGTTGTCTTGACTCATCTTTTACCTCAATTGAAATGTAATTGGATTGTATATGTATTAATACACATCTTTCATGTTATCTGCAAACCAGCTTGGACCATTGTATAATTTTTCGTCTGTTTTAGGTTTGTGACCGCCTGTAGCAAAACCTCCATAGAATTGGTACTCAGCTTGAGTAGGAGTTCTATGTAGAACTCTAGCAGCCATATTAGCCATTAACAAAGAAGAGTATCTATCTTTCCGCATCTTGCTTTTCTTTCCAGTACCAACAACTACTTGTGGCGTATCCCACCTGTCTCTACCAGAAGTTGTTTGTGTCATCTGTATCATAGCTAATTCATCTTTAAGCTCCTCGATATCTAACACTGATTCTTCCAAGGTATCAAACATTCTGTTTTTCAAGTCATCTTCGTTAGCAGATATGTCTAAACTTACAGAGTCAAAAAATGGAAACAGTAAAACTTTATCTTCAAAGTCTTTTCTCATACCATGATTTGCTTCAGCTAACCAATCGTACTTGGCAAATTGGCACATTTCTAAAATGTGTAAACCTCGTTCGTCATCTGTATCTTTTTCTTTATTTTCATCTATCGTGGGCCATATTGCTATCTCACCTTCTTGTATTTTGTCCTTATCGTGCAACGACTCCATGACTGCAACGCCGCCGCCTTGAGCATCCATAGCTATATGTATACATGGAAATAATTTCATTAAATCTCTTATTTTTCTAGCACAATAAGCGTAGAAGTCTGTCTCTGTAGAATAACCCTTCTTTACTCGCTCTTTATGTTCTGACCTATTTGTGGTCCAGCAATGAACTATCCTTCTATGATTAGCATTTACTTCTAGGACAACTATACTAAAATTATCTACTTCTGATGCTGGGTCAACACCAAATATATACTGCTTATCTTTATTGCCTATAAGCGTAGCTTCAAAGAGTATGAGATTACCATCTTGATCGTTGATTGGTTCTTTTTCTGAAACAACACAAGATTCAATTAAAGACCTTTTAAAGAAACCTTGACTGTCTCTAGTAAAACAGGCTCCATACTCCATTTGGTATATTCCTGTGTGTACAGTAGCTTTAGATCTAGCAACTTGATCTGCATCCATAAAACCTTTAGGTAGCAACTCGTAAGGCATACGTATAATAGAATATTGAGTCCAATCAAAACTTTCTGGAACCTCGTCTCCAAATATCTCTCTAAGTTTTGCGTAATCACCTTTGCTTTTAATAATAGATTTCCACTTTTTCCAGTATGTGGCAAAATGATTGAAATCATAATATGCAGTTCCTGACAATATAATTTGATTGTCCTTCTTTACTTCCTGTTCTTCTTCTTCTATTTCTATACCAAGTTCATTTGCTTTTGCTCTAGCGGCTAATCTTTTCACATTTTCTACGGGGTCTGCGCTAACAGCAGCAAAACCAGCTACAACGTTTTCAAATATCTCTCTAGGTATAGATGCAAATTCGTCAGCAATAATATCGTTAGCTCTCTGACCTCTAATCTTTTGACCATCGCCTAATGGTAAGCATGTAACAGTACTGTCATTTAACCGTAGAGTACACCTGTCAGTGTCTCTTCTTGGTCCACTGTCACCGTCGCATATATCTCTAAGCATAGGTGAATTTCGCCATATAGTTTCCATGTATTCAAACAGAACCTTGGACTGCCTAAATGCAGCACCAACCACAACTACCTTTCTCTTAGGTAGTATCAAAGCTCTGAGAACAGCGTATAGAGATAGCATAAATGATTTACCAAAGCCTCGACTAGCGATTAGCATTGGGAATTTTCTATTCCAGATCTCTCGTAAGAATAATGCCTGAGAAGGTAATAATTGCACATTCAATATTTCTTTGCAAATGAAAGAGAGGTACTCTGGCCTTGTCATTAGGAAGGCTAGTTTTAAATTAAAATCATCATCAGTTGCGTGTAGTATAGACATTGGGTTGAACAACTCTGTATCTAAGTTGTCTAATCCAAGCCAAGCTTCATCTATCTTTTTAAGTTTGTTTTTTGTTACCATGAATATGCAATCTCATCTGCAAAACCATAATATACAGCATCTTCTGCTGTGATATACCAATCACCGGATTTTAGTTTTCTAGTTAAGTATGTTTTTACTTTATCAAGGTTTGGCTTATTTCCGTACTTCTCCTTGAAAAACTTACCGCCAACACAGCTATGAGTATATATGTCCATCATTACATCACATATGTGTTTCTCATACTTAACCCAATTCTGCACACTTAGATATTCTCCTCCAGCATCAGTAGAGCCGTAGTGAGCCATGAAGTAAGTGTTAGTTGTTATAAGCCGCTTATCAGCAGCTTGAAATATTATACTACTCATAGACTCTGCTTGACCATAAGCAATAATTGTAACATAAGATTTTGACATACAGATGGCATCATATATAGCCATTCCGTCAGACCATTCGCCACCAACACTGTGCATGTGAATGGTGATAGGACTTGTAGATTTACTTTCTAACGCTCTTATATTTTTTAGAAACGTGTTAGACATCTTGTATTCTACACCCGGATTTTCATTCTCATCAGATGAATAATAATTGTGTAAGAATATCTCACGCCTATCAATATTTGCTCCATAGTTATGGAGATCATACAATAAGTCTTTGTCTCCGTAATTCATTTTTTTCTCCCGATGGTATACATCTCGTTGATTCTCTTAAAAATGCTACTAACTGCTAAAAAGGCTGTATGCTTATCTCCACAGAAAAGCACATGTACATCATTATATAATTCAAACTCTATAAGGCATTTCAACATATACCTCCCCGTTATTTTTACAGATGCTTTATTCTTAATTGGTATTCTTGTTTCTTTTGGAAAACTCATGAGTTCCGCTAAAGAAAATTCTAAAACCATATACTTGTGAGGGAAAGCCTCCATTCTTTCTATCTCTCTAAGAAATGCATGTTTTTTAGAACCTAAATTTTGAGCCAATTCTTCTACGCATCCTTTTCGCTCAATACATATCTTGTCCTCTAAGCCCTTGATTGAATAGTCTCCAGTATCTAATTTATGTTCAACCATACCAGCGCATGTGTTGAACTTACTAAAGTAATATCCGTCTTGCTCACGGGTATCTTTTATGACTGTAAATTCAGGAGCTTGTTTGTATTTACTCATTTTATTATTTCTCTAAACATTGTTTCGTAGTGGGATTCTTTACCTGTAATTGATTTATGACAGTATCTACATAAAGTTATTCCATTTGATGTTTCATATCTTAAAGACGACGCTCCAGACCATTTTGAAATATGGTGTACCTGTAAGTTTT